CGCCGGCGGCTTCGAGCGCGGCGATCAGCTCGTCGCGCTTCGGCTCGCCGTCGATGTCGAAGCCCTGGTCCTTGGCGTAGGCGAGCCACGCCTCGAGCCCGGACCCGGCACCGGCCTTCGGCGGGGGACCGCCCGGCGCGGCCCCGGAGCCGCTGGGCGAAGTGCCCTGCTTGCGACCGTCACCGCCGCCCGCCGCAGACTCGAGCGATGGCGAGCCGGCCCACGCCTTCGGGTTCGTGATCCGCTTCGCCGCCCATCCGGGGACGTCGTCCTCCGGGCCGAGGATGTGGGTCTCACCCTCGTCGTCGACCACATGCACGAACGTCGCGAGCCAGCCGCTCATGCGACGTCCGCGACCATGAGGAGGCGGGCGTTCGCCAGGATCGGCATGGCGGCGGCGTCGACGATCGTCTGCTCGCGGTACGGCACGCCGTCGGACTTGTCGACGACCCCGACGATGCCGGGCGCCTCCTCGAACGTGAGTTCGGAGTCACCGGAGCGGACCAGCTCGAGGGCCGTCGCCGTCACGCCCCACGCGGTGTAGCCGAGCTCGCCCGGGTCGGACGGCATGAGCGCGATCCGGTCGTCGGGAAACACCCGGGTTGCGACGCCGTCGACGTCGACCTGCGTGTCGTACGGGTCGCCCGCCGGGGTCGGCAGGCCCTCCGACGACAGCAGGTCGATCAGCTCGGACGTGTTGACACGGGTCCGGCCCTGCGTCGAGCCGTACACCGCGTCGATGACCTCCTTCGAGCGCTGCATGAGCCGCAGCACGCGCAGAGAGGACTTGAACGCGCCGGGCCGCACGCCGTTGTTGGTGTTGTAGACGTCCGACCAGGACAGCAGGTCCGTGAGGGGCTTGCCGTTCGTCAGGTCGGTCCACACGGTCGCAGCGGTGACGACCTGGTTGCCGGGGACGCCGAAGTCGGCCTCGCCGGCGTAGCCGCCCTCGTTGATCGTGAGCTTGCCGTCGGCGATGACATCGCCCCACGCCTGCTCGAGGCGGAACTGCACCTCGCGGGTCAGGTTGGTCGCGTCGTTGTAGACCGCCGCGGCGAGCGCGCGCTGATTGGTGCCACCCGTGCGGGCGAACTCGAGCTGCACGCGCTCGTACTCGCCCATCGTGAGGGACGAGGACAGCGGAAGCAGCTTGACGCGCTTCTCGCTGCCGGTGTCGCGCTCCGAGACGTGCACGCGCCCGTCCCAGCTGCGGTAGCGGGCGGTGCGGTTCGTGCGCACGATCTCGGCGAAGTCGACGGTGTTGGTGTCGAGGTCGCGCCGCGGGAACAGGTTGGTGAACCCGAGCACAGCCGGGCTGGGGACGTCGCGGACGTACTGGGTGAGCTCGTCGGGCTCGACCGGTGCGTCGAAGAAGATCGCCATCTTGGTGGGTCTCCTGGGTCTTCTCTGGCGCGGCCGGTCAGGCCACGAAGTGGATGAGGGGCGTCTTCGCCTGCAGCGCGCCGTTGGGGGCGATCGGCAGCTTCGAGAGCCGCACGACGGCGAAGGCCTGGACGACGGCGCCGCCGGGGTCGGCCCCGTTGGTCGGGACCTTCACGGCGGAGAACAGGTAGCCGTGCTTGTTGGTCAGGGTCGAGTCGCCGGGACCCCACAGACCGCCGGGCGTCAGCTCGCTGATCGGCAGGCCGGACGGGAAGTACCCGTTCGGGAAGTGCGTGCCCGCGGTGAACGCGGACTGGTCGAGCGTGCACGACGGCGTGTAGCCGAAGCCGATGCCGTCGGGCTGGGGAATCAGCCACGACCGCTTCTCGACCTGGTACGGAGTCGTCGACACGGAGATGTCGGTCATGCCGTTCCTTCCGGTTGATGCGGTCGGTGGGAGTGCCGTACCGCGCTACTGCTGGGTGGTCTTCTGCTTGCCGAATCGGCGCTCGGCCTCGGCGCGGCCGCGCTCGCGCGCGGAGGTCTTGTCCTTGTCGCGGTCCCGCGCGCCCTGGGACCGGTCCGGTCGGGGGCGCCGGCCACCGCGACGGCCGGAGCCCTCCTCGTCGTCGTCGTCCTTCTTCGCCTTCGCGGCGAGGTACGGGTACTTCTCGATGAGTTCGTCGAGCGCGTCGCTGACCTCGTCCTCGTCGAGCTCTCCGTCGCGGTCGAGCTGGAACTGGGACAGGTCGAGGAGCTTCACGGCGAGGGAGGGGTCGACGAGCCGGCCAGCGGCTGCGGACTTCACCTCGGCCCGGATGATGCGGGCCTCGGTCTTGCGCTCGAGGTCGGCGGCCGCGTCGCCGCCCTTGACGCCGTCCTCGTCGTCCTTGCCCTTGCCGTCGTCCTTCTTGCTGGCCAGGCGCTCGCGCACCTGCTCCGGGGTGAGGCCGAGTTCGCGGCCAAGCTGCGTCCACGGTCGCGCGGCACGCTGTGCACGCTGGCGGGCGGTCCGCTCCTTCTTGAGGGCGGCCTTGCCGGCGTCGCCGAGGTCGTCGCCGGTCTTCTTGCCGTCCTTTCCCTTGTCGTCGTCCTGGTCGTCGTCACCGTCGTCGGTGTCGTCGTCGTCCTGGTCGTCGTCCTCGGCCGCACCGATGACGGGCCAGATCGGCCGGCCGCGGAACAGGCCGAGCGAGACGAGCGGGTCCCCGGTCTTCGGGTGGACGAGCGTGGGGTGGACGAGCTTCGGTCCGAGCATCGCGCTCTCCTGGTGGTGTTGTGCGCAGCGCATCGCGCGCATTCGTGTTCCGATGTCGCACCGGGGGGGTCAGGTGATGTAGCGGAGCAGCTTCAGAAGCCGCACAGCCTCGTCGCGGTCACCGTCCGCGTCGAGGTAGATCTGGGTGGGCGTCGGCCGGGCGGCGCGCCGCCGGCCCTTCACCGCCCGGCCCTGCCCGTCCCGCGTGAGTTCCTTGCCGTTCGCGGTGGTGTAGACCGACCCCTTCGACCGGGCGTTGACGACGCTGGCCATATCGGCGCCGTCACGGATGGCCTGCGCGCCGGCCTTGCCGAAGTAGCGGCTCTGCTCGGCGGGCGTGAGGACCTCGAAGTAGTCCCGGGGGCGGACGGTGAGGTCGGTGGAGTCGACGCGGCTGCAGGGCATGTGCACGCAGTCGCAGCGCGGGTGCCGGCGGATCCCTGCGTTCCAGCCGTACCACTTCCCGGCGAGGATCGCGCACCGCCCGCACGACGGGACGGAGAGCACCCGGATCCAGCCTTCGACCTTCGGTGACACCGCGATGGCCGTCTGGGTGGCCTCCCTGCCCGCGTCCAGGACCTGGGTGAGCACGATACGGTCGAGCGCCTGCCCGCCGGCCGTGAGGGCCCGCTGTACGGACCCGCCGCGCGCGATGACGGTCTTGGCGCGCGCGACGGGGGTGTCGAGCAGCGTCTCGAGCTCACGACCATCGGACGCGACGCCGGCGAACGACTCGGGCCGCACGCTGCCGGCCCGGTCCCGGCCCGCGACGACCCGGTCGACGTAGCCGTCGGCCTGACCGGCCGCTCGGCGCTGCCCGCTGGTGGTCGCCGCCGTGGCCGCTGGCTTGCGCATCCGCCAACTGCCCGTGATCGCCGCCGGGTCGACGTCGTCCCACGCCTTGCGCGCCTGCTGGGCCGCTCGACGGGCAACGGCCCGCTGCTGCTCGTAGTGCTCGGTCGCGACTTCGGGAACGGACTGCCCGGACGCCATCAGGCGGCCTCGTCGTCGCCCTCGCTGTCACCGTCGCCAGCGAGCCCGAGATCGTCCGCAGCCTGCTCGCGGAACTGCCTGCGCAGCACCACGATCCTCTCGGGGCTGTAGCCCATGTCCTCCCACACGGCCTCCCGTGGCAGGACGGGGCGGTCGCCCTGGGTGAGCTTGACGTTCGCGTCGGCCTCTTCCGCACGGGTCGGGGTGGCCGGGTTGCGCCACAGCGACTCCATGCGGGCGAGCTGCGGATCCCAGTCGCCGTCGAGGATGCGCTTCACGAGCCGCATGGACCACTCCCACGACCCGCCCCACGTCTTGTGGCGGCGCTCCGCGCGCTTGATGAGCCGCGACTCGTCCGCGCGGATCGCGCCCTCAGACGCCGGGTTGGCCGTGTTCTGCCCGAAGTAGCGCAGCGGAAGGCCGGTGACGCCGGCGACGAGTTGCTCGTACTTGTCGACGATGACGGTGAAGTTCCGCAGGTCGGCTGCCGAGAACTGCCCGACCTGGGCCTTCTCGTTCATCAGCGCCCACACGGCGCCGAAGTACGTCTCCCACACCGGAACCTGCTCGCCGGTCTTCGGGTCGATGAAGTCCTCAGGCTTCGCGCCGAGCACGTAGCGCTGCGGGGTAGCGAGCAGCTCGGTCGCGATCTGCGCATTGGTGAGCGCCCGTGCGGCCGCGTCGGCGAGGCCCATGACGTCGGCCATCTCCGTGACGCCCGCGCGCGCCCGAGTCCGAGGCCGGTTGATGAGGGGCACGACCGGCACGACGCCCAGGCGGTGCTCGTCGCGGTCTTCCTCGGCCCAGCGGTTGTTCCCGGCCCAGCGCGCCCAGATCGTGGCGTCGGGCAGGTAGAGCGTGGCCTTGCGCTCGCCGTCCTCGTCGTAGCGGCGCAGCGCAGCCTTCACAGAGCGGTCGCGGGCCCGCAGCTCGTGGATCATCTCCTCCGGCGACTCCACCGTGACCAGCGGCAAGCCGGGGGAGCGGTACGGCGTGTGCTCGTCGTCGCTCGCGCCGACGCACACGTACGACCGCCCGAAGATGAGCGCGTCGAGGTG